GATTACTCAGCCATTACTACATGGGGAATATTCACGCCTCACGAATCCATGCCTGATGCTATTATGTTAATTGATGCAGTAAAAGGTAAATATGATTTTCCAGAATTAAAAATGGTTGCACTCGACCAATACAAATATTGGCAGCCAGAGACAATTGTAATTGAAGCTAAAGCCAGTGGACAAAGTTTATTACAAGAATTAAGACGAATGGGTATTCCTGTTATGGATTACACTCCAGGAAGAGGACAGGACAAACACTCACGGGTCAACGCCTGTGCTCCAATATTTGAATCTAAACAAGTATATTACCCTAGAGACGAACATTGGGCTCAAGAAGTAATTGAAGAATGTGCTGCGTTTCCTCATGGAGAACATGACGATTATGTGGACAGCACTACCCAAGCTATGTTAAGATATCGACAAGGTTCTTTTGTAACTACTTATGCTGACGAGGATGAGGTTCAAAGTTATAAAGAACGTAAATACGTATATTATTAATTAGGAGAAAAGACATGTCAAAAAAATCAAGAAAAAGAAATAAGATACTTGGTGCTATGTTATTAGGACTTGGAGCAGCAAAATTAGGGATGAGTTCTAAAGGAACTGGATCAAGTAATGTTGTGGGTAAAACAGATGCATTTAAAAAATCATTCGTAAAACCAAAAAAAGTAAATTATATTACTAAAAAATCACCATCAAATAAATTCCCATTACTTAAAGTTACTGATACAGGGGATGTAATTAAAAGAGGTGTGAATACTGGAGTTGGTAATGAGAGCACAAAATTTATTAGCACAAATGCTAAAAACTCTGGAATTTTCCAAGGTGGTAAAAAAATTAGTGATTTGAACCCAAAAGCAATTAGTGTTTTATCTGATGGCTCTATTAAAGCTAAAGGTGTTACTTATAAAAATAAAAGTGAGTATTCGTCTGCTATGAAGAAAAAAAGAGGCGAAACAGGTAGTGCAAAAAATTTTTTAAATAAATTTATACTTGGAAAAAAAACACAATTAAATAAAGGAAGCATGGTTAAAGCTCGTGGTGGTGGAATGGCGAGAATGAAACCAACTAAACTTTATTAATTTTTAACATGGCTGAAATTGACAAAGCAATCGAAGAGGAAGTAATAACTCCTAATTCAGAAGAAGTTGATATAGAAATTGAAGGTGAAGAGCCGACAACAGTAGAAGAAGCTGTATCAGAGACTGAAGAATTTTTTAAGAATATCGCAGAAGATATGTCTGATGATGTTCTTCAAAGAATGTCAAATCAGTTATTGGATGATTATAAAAAAGATAGAGTCTCAAGAAAAGATTGGGAAACTTCTTATACTAATAATTTAGATCTTCTTGGAATCAAACACACGGAGATGACTAGACCCTTTAAAGGTTCGGCATCCGTGACTCATCCTCTATTATCAGAGGCCGTAACATCATTTCAAGCACAAGCCTATAAAGAATTACTTCCATCATCAGGACCCGTAAAGACTAGAGTCCTTGGTGTGGAGGATCCTGAAAAAATGAATCAAGCACAAAGGGTGCAAGATTTCATGAACTACATGATTACAGAAGAGATGGAAGAGTACACTCCAGAGTTTGATCAATTATTATTTTATTTAGCATTAGCAGGATCTGCATTTAAAAAAGTTTATTATGATGAAGTGATGCAAAGAGCAGTGTCAAAATTTATTCCTGCAGAGGATTTAGTAGTTCCATATTATGCAACGGATTTAATGGAGTGTGAAAGAATTACCCATGTTATAAAAATGGGAGAAAATGAGATATTAAAAAAACAAGCGGCAGGGTTTTATAGAGATATTGAATTAAAACCAACTGCAGCAGGTCCCACACAGATTGAAAAAAAATATCAAGAGTTAGAAGGTGTAACCCCTTCAACAGATAAACAATATTCATATTCAGTTCTTGAAATGCATGTTGATTGTAATTTAGAAGAATTTGAAAACAATAATTCAGAAAAAGAAGTTAAAGTTCCTTACATTATAACTATTGATGAAGGTTCAGGAGAAGTTTTATCTATCTACCGTAACTACGATATGACAGATGAGGCTAAAAAAAGAAAAGAATACTTTGTACATTTTAAATTTTTACCAGGATTAGGTTTTTATGGGTTTGGTTTAACTCATATGATAGGTGGATTATCTAGAACTGCTACACAATCTTTAAGACAATTACTAGATGCAGGTACATTATCTAACTTACCAGCTGGATTTAAGTCTAGAGGTATAAGAATTAGAGATGATGACCAACCATTTCAACCAGGAGAGTTTAGAGATGTAGATGCACCAGGGGGTAATATCAAAGATCAGTTTCAAATTTTACCATTTAAGGAACCATCAGCTACATTATACCAATTAATGGGCTTTGTTGTTCAAGCAGGACAGAAGTTTGCAGCAATAACTAACATGGATACAGGTAATGATATGCAAAATAGAGCTGTTGGTACTACTGTTTCTCTTTTAGAGCGTGGTTCGAGGGTCATGAGCGCAATACATAAGAGATGTTACTACTCAATGCGTAGAGAATTTAGATTATTATCAAAAGTATTTGGTACATATCTTCCACCAATCTACCCATATTCAGTATATGGTGCAGATCAAGCAGTAAAACAAACTGATTTCGATGATAGAGTAGATGTTATACCAGTTGCCGACCCTAATATCATGAGTATGGCACAAAGAGTAACTCTTGCAAATGAAAATTTAAAAATTGCTATGTCAAATCCTATGATGCACAACTTAAGAGAAGCATATCGAAGAGTATATGAAGCATTAGGTACACAAGACATAGATCAACTACTTATTCCACAAGAAAAACCAATGCCAAAAGATCCTGCTACAGAAAATATGGAAGCATTAATGCAAAAACCATTAAAAGCATTTCCAACTCAAGATCATGATGCTCATATTGCAGCTCATACGGCATTTATGGCAACAAGAATGGTGCAAATAAACCCACAAGTTTATTCAGCTCTTCAAGCTCACGTTTCTGAACATGTATCCTTAAAAGCACAAGGAGAAGTTGGTGCAATGATACAACAAGATCCTAATATGCAACAAATGTTGCAACAAGATCCCGAAGCTGCAGAATTAAGAGTTGCTTCTATGATTGCTCAAAGAGTTGCAGAGATAACAATGGAACTTGCTAGAGGAGAGGCTATGGGTCAACAGAAAGATCCACTAGTTGCCTTAAAAGAAAGAGAGTTAGATCTCAAAGCAGTCGATATACAAAGAAGAGCAGATCAAGATATGAATTCAAATGAAATTAGAGAAAATGAGGTTGATGAAAGAATTGATTTAGAAAAAATGAAACTAGAAAACAATGAAGATCAAGCAGCAGAAAGAATTAGAATTGCTGAAGAGAAACTTGAAATTGCTAGAGCAAGAAAAGTGAAAGGTAAATAATGTTTAAAAATAATGGTAATATTTATGTTACAGAAAAAGCCTCTAAAGGTAAAGATATAAAAGTTAAAAGTTATAGAGGGGGTGGAATGGATATGGGTAATAAATCCAACCAAGCAAAAAGTGCTGCTATGGGTAGCAGTTCTTCTAAATCTCCTGGTCACCCTAGTAACCAAACTACTAGTCCAAGCACTAATAGAGCCACTAGTAATAATAATAGTAGTAGTAATAGTAGAACAACTAGAACAACTAGAACAACTAAAACAAATAAAAATCAATTTAATACTAATGATAGAGATGTGCCGTTTAGAAAACCTCTTAACTTTGCAGCATCAATGGTAGCTAGTAGTTTTCTTCCTTTTTTAGGGACTGGTGTCAATTTAGCAGCAAAACAAAACTATAAAGCTAGACAAAAATTTGCAACAAAAGAAGGTCTTGCTAGAGATTTTTACAGAATGGAAAATAAACCTTTACAGCCTAATTCACCTATTGGTAAAAAATATTTAAAGGATGCAGGATTTGGCAAAAACAAAAATAAAATTAATATGGGTGGGAATGATGGACCAGAAAAATGTCCAGATGGAAGCTTACCCCCTTGTACATCTGTTGCAAGTGCATCTAAAAAAATTGATAAAAATTTAGTATCACCAAAAGATAATTTTTTTAATTTTAAAGCTTATAAGGTTGGAGGTTTATCCGGAGGGGTAAGATATGGACCACCACCAAAGAGTGGACCTAATTCTCAAGTGCCACCCATAAAATTAAAAAAAGGGAGTAAAAAATAATGTGGTTTTCAGCTATTAAACTTGCAGTTTCTGCAGGATCAAAAATTTA